GTAGACGAGTATAGTCGACGGCCTAGAGACTGCGTTCGAAAAAACTAGGAGGATAATACTATGGCAAAAACATTGTTTAGAGGACCAGTTCTGCAAGGTAAATTTAACGAAGCAGGTTTAACTGGATTCAATCTAGAAGAAAAAAAAGCTAACTACACTGTGCAGAATGCAGATTCCGGTAAAACTTTTACTACATCTACTGATGGAATGGTTTTTACTTTACCTGCAATTTCTATCGGAAGAATATTTACATTCGTAAATACAGCTCCTGATGGAACTAATGCTATGACTATTAGCCCAAATGCTAATGATGGTATTTTGTATGCTGGATCTTTAACAGATAACAAAGATCTTATTAATACAAAANCTACACAAAAAGTCGGTGACTTTGTAGTATGTGCATCTTTAAACTCATCAACACATTGGACGATTGTTGATGTTCAAGGTGTATTTGCTAAAGAAGCGTAATAAATAATTTAGTGTGGGCTTCGGCCCACACATAAATTTTAAGGAGAACTATGTCAGATCAAAGATTTACAAGAGTAACAGGTACAGGACAGGTGAAAACAATTGCTGGTGGTGCAACTAATATTGGACCATGTAGAATAACTTACATTCAAGCAAAAGGTCATGCTGCCGGTCAACTTGAATTAAGAAACAGTGCAGATAATTCTGGACCTTTATTATTTCAAGCACACTTTGCAACAGAAGGTTTAGATATTTTTGTTCCTGGTGAAGGAATAAGATTTGAAGACACTGTACACGCTACTATATCAGGAACAGGATCAGTCACTTTAGGTTATACTGGTTAAGGAGGTAAACTGTGGCTAACACTACTTCCGGGACTACAACATTCGGACAAACTTTTACTATTGATGAAATAGTAGAAGAAGCATTTGAACGTTTAGGTATTCAAAACGTAACCGGTTATCAATTAAAAACTTCAAGACGATCTTTAAATATTCTTTTCCAAGAATGGGGAAATAGAGGTATTCATTATTGGGAAATAAAAGATACTAATTTTGATCTTGTTGAAGGTCAAGGCACGTATAAATTATACAGATCTTCAGCAGAAGCTACAGCTGCTGGTGATCAAGCAACTACAAAAAATAATTCAAACGCTGCAGAAAATGTATTTGGTGTTAGTGATATTTTAGAAGCTCAATTAAGATCTAATACTATTGGCGCAACAGATCAATCAGATACACCAATGACAAAAATAGATAGATCAACTTATGGTGGTTTATCAAATAAAACATCAAAAGGTACACCTAATCAATATTGGGTTGAAAGATTTATTGATAGAACCGTGATGCATGTTTATCCAACACCTGATTCAACTAATGCAGGTAAACATGTTCATTTTTATTACATCAAAAGAATTGATGATGTTGGAAATTATACAAACGCAACTGATGTACCATTTAGATTTATACCTTGTATGGTATCAGGTTTAGCTTATTATTTATCAATGAAGTATGCACCACAAATGATGCAAGCTATGAAATTAGTTTATGAAGATGAATTTCAAAGAGCATTACAAGAAGATGGATCTTCTTCAAGTTCATACATAACACCTAAAACTTATTATCCAGGAACATAATGCCATCTTATTCATCAGGTAAACATGCAAAAGCAATATCAGATAGATCAGGAATGGAATTTCCATACAAAGAAATGGTTAGAGAATGGAATGGTTCATTTGTACATATTTCAGAGTTTGAACCAAAACAACCACAATTAGATCCAAAACCAATTGGAACTGAAGGTGTTGCATTAAGAAATATTAGACCAGCAAGAACAGAGCCACCTGTTGCAATTGCTTTACCAAAAGATCCTTTTTCAATAACAAATGGTAGTCCAACATTAACAGTTAGTCTTCTTAATCATAATTTAAAAGTTGGAGATGAAGTTTTATTTTTTAACGGAGCTAGTAGTCCAGTACAATCTTTTAATTTAGGTACAAATATATTTCCTTTATTTCAAATTTTAGGAGCTAATTTATCTGCTACAGCTACAACTGTAACTTTAGATGGTAATACTAATTTTGCTAACACAGGTTTCTTTTTTATACAGAGTTCAACTACACCTACAGCAGATGACCCTAACTATGTTCCAGTTATTCAAAGAGAAGTTGTACAATATACTGGTAAATCTGGAGGACAAAATTTAACTGGTTTAACTAGAGGAACTAATGCAAAATTTGAAGGTCAATCAACACCTAGTACTACAGCAACTGCTCACAGTTCTGGTGTAAATGTTTTTCCAAGTTTAAAAATTCAAACTATAACAACAAGAACAGAAAATACTGGAGCTATGCCAGCTACAAAAATAGTCAATACTGGATTTACTGTAACCTTGCCTTATAATGCAGTAGGTACTATAACAGGAGGTGGAGAAAACGCTTTTGTTAGTCCAATGTTTAGAGGAATTAGATAATGAGTTATACTTTTCAAAATTTAAAAGACGATGTTAAATCATACACAGAGGTTGACGATACAGTTTTAACTGATGCTATTTTAACCACTATGGCTAAAAATGCTGAAAACAGAATATATCGTGATGCTGACTCTGATGATAATAGATTCTATGCTACATCTAATCTAGCTATTGGTAATAGATATGTAACTATACCATCTGATTTAAGAATAATAAGATATATACAATTAACAGATACGACTGTAACTCCAAACGTACATACTTTTTTAGAAAAAAAAGACACTTCATATATGGCAGAATACTATAATAGACCTTCTGTTCAGTCAGGAATTCCAAAATATTATGCTAACTGGGATGCTAATTTTTGGGTAGTATCACCTACTCCAAATGCTGCATATGCCATTACAATGGCATATGTAAAACAGCCATCTTCAATTAGTGCATCTAACACTACAACAACTTATTTAAGTAATAAATATCAAGATTTACTTTTGTATGCTACTCTGGTAGAAGCATATGGATACTTGAAAGGTCCAGCAGATATGCTACAATACTATGAGAAGTCATATCAAAGGGCTTTACAAACGTACGCGATTGAACAACAAGGTCGTAGACGCCGAGACGAATATCAAGAAGGTGTAATTCGTACTCAATTAAAATCACCTTCACCATAAACAAGGAGATAAAAACGTATGGCAAACATAGTACCTAATTCTTTCAAGTCAGGTTTATTAAAAGGAGTATTTAATTTTGATACATCTGGTAATGGAGGAAATACTTTTAAGTGTGCTTTATATACTAGTATCAGTTCTTACAGTGCAGCTTCAACGGTGTACTTAGCAGGAACAGGAAACGGTGAAGTTAGTTCTTCAGGAACTTCTTACGCAGCAGGTGGAAACAATCTAACAAACAACGGAGTTGCAGGAACAACAACTGCATATGTTGATTTTCAAGATTTAACTTTTGCATCTGTAACGTTAACTGCTGCAGGAGCTGCAATATATAAATCCACTGGCGGCGGAAACGAATTAGTTTTGGTATTAGATTTTGGTGGCAATAAAACAGCAACTAACGGAGACTTTATTATTCAGTTTCCTAATGCTGATGCATCAAACGCTATTATTAGACTAGGCGACGCGTAATATTAAAGGATTAATTAAATGGCTTTTGTACTTAACGACAGAGTTAAACAGACAAGTACGTCTACTGGCACAGGAACTATAAACCTATCAGCTACAGCTGAGACAGGTTTTGAAACTTTTGTTGCTGGTATCGGAACTACAAATAGTACATTCTACTGTATATCTCACGATGGAACTTCTGAGTTTGAGGTCGGTATTGGAACTGTAACAGATGCATCACCTGATACACTTTCTAGAGATACCGTTATCTCCTCTTCAAATTCAGATAACAAAGTGGATTTTTCAGCAGGAACTAAAACTGTATTTTGTACTTATCCTGCAAAACGTGCACCGTCTGCAAGTATGACAGCAACAACTTATGTAACAACACACTCTTCAACTATTTCTGATGTTCAAACAATGGATTCAGGAGTTTTAGCAGGACCAGTGACTGTATCAGGAACTGTAACAGTGACAGGTAATTTGGTAATTATATAATGAGTACTTTAGAAGTTAACAAAATTATACCACAGTCAGGAACTAACGTTCAAATTGGTGAAGCCGGCGATAGTTTAGTATTTCAAAATGATACTATTCCAAATTCTGCTTTAGTAAACGAACAAATTACAATTAATGGTGTTGCTGTAACTTTAGGTGGATCTGCAACTATACCGACTGAAACACAACCAGTTATATCTAGTTTTACACCAACAGTTATTGATGCAGATGTAGGTGGCACAATAACTGTTACAGGACAGAATTTTGCATCAATACCAAAAGTAGAATTACAAAGAGCAAACGGTGCTTTTCAATCTGCAACATCTGTTACATTTACAAGTGCAACATCTATTTCATTTACAACAGGTACAGCTGGTTTAACAAATGGACAAAACGTTAGAATTTTAGTCACAAATCCAGATGGTAATGCAGCCAGAAGTGGTACAGATTTAACAGTATCAGATGGTCCAGTGTGGACTACAACAAGTTTATCAAATGCAGAATCTGGTCAATCTTATTCAGCAAACTTAGACATAACAGCAGATAGTGCTTCAACAATTTCAACGTCTCCTGTTTCAGGAGCTTTGCCTGCTGGTGTAACAATCGGATCTACATCAAATGTAAGTGGTTCTACATACAGAGCAGTATTATCGGGAACAATGCCAACAGTTACAAGCGAAACACAATATTCATTTACAATTCGAGCAACAGATGCT